GATGAAGCGTTGCTGGGGGACGGCACCAACTACTATGTCAGCCGCTCCGAAGTTAAGCACTTGCGCCCACGGGACCGCCATAGAATACACCGTAAGATTAGGATTGGTCTGACCCGTGCCTTCTTTGATTTGTGGAATGAAGAGAGGCAAATCCTTGTTAGCACCGTCCATCGTGAAGCGGATAATGGAGAAATAGTAATCGGCTGCGTTTTTTATAATCGCAGTATCACGAGTTTCGTTGAACCTAATCTGAGGGTCTTTGATAGCTTGACCTCCAAAACTATTCTGAGTTGTGTTATTGATGATGTCCGCATTGTAATACACATAATCGGGAGCATCTTGATTGTCTCCGTGCGTCTGAATGCTGGATGAGAACATCTCTTCTATATTCTCTACACATATTTTTTACTTACGCAGTTTATCAAAGGTTATGCCCGAAACAAAGTCGTCGGGGGATAAGCCACTACTATCTATAATACCCTTATACTTTTCCAGTGAGTATGGGGCATACAAACATCTTACAACGCAATGGCGACCACACGTATTAATATCTTTACTATCCTTTTGGAAATCGTATGTATTATAGAAAATAGGCTTACCAGAAGCCCGTAGTAGCTCCACAAGGAGCGGTTGTCGTTCTCCAAGTTGGTCTAATAGAGCTGGGTCTGCTCCATCCTTTTGCTTCTCTGGCGCATCCCCATAAGGGTCAAAAAACTCTATACCTTTCTTCTTATTCAATAAGCAACACCAATGACCCGCAGTCGGACTTGATGTTAGGAAGAGCAAGATACATCTGCCCTTCTTATCAAAAATCTGCGATATATCATTAATCTTATTCAACTCTGGGTAGGTTATGATACTGATATCATCACCCAGTATCGTTCGTATATCACCATCGGAGAGAGGGTAATCTTTAACTTCACCAAGACCAACGGGCATATTATCTATACTATATACAGATAAAGAATGTATGGGTCTCCATTGGGTAAGGATTGGCGTGTAAAAAAAGTCAAAACCGAAGTTATAAAACCTTTAGAAAAGTTCAAAAAGGATAAGTCAGTTCTATCTACCAAGACTGGAAAGGAACTCGTGGAGAAATCGTGTAGTCCTCAAGAGTTGCTTTGGTTAGATGGTTGGTTAGACAATCTTGTCAGAAGTCGCTCATTACCTCCACAATGTAAAGGCAAAGACGCTTTCAATGCTATCACGCAGTTTCTAAGTCCGATAGATGCTCTGTCTGTTTTGGAACTCTTACGGAAAGACTTTCTGGCTTCTCATCCTTCAATGGCAAAGCCGATTGAGGATTTTGGATTTCTTCTGGCGGAGTTCGGGGCATATCCCTCACATCAAACCCTACCTCCCCCTTCCGACCACAACAATCGGAGACTAACCGATGACCCTTCATTCTTATAAAGACTTTATAGGCAATAAACAATAACGCCATAGTCGTAGTGCTTACTCCAGCAGAAGCTAAGAGACTAGCGTCCATTCTTATACTTATTGATATTTTTTAATCGTTCAAGTTCCTTTCGTTGTGTATCCAGATAAGGCTTCGCAACAAAGCAATAGTGAATAGCACACACGGACAACGCTCCAACAATAATCACCATATTCTGGGCTAACATCTCTACTATAACATAGGTTAAATAACCTTAAGCCATTATTGTATGATAGGTGTAATAAGATAGGCAAGATACCCAAAACGCAAACTTTCGGCTTCAGAAAAAAAGGGCTCTCGTGAGATACTTTGCGTTTTAGCTATCTTACCTATCTTATTGAGTAGGTTTAAAGAAATCTCACCTATTATATTCTATGGAATGTGTAAAGTGTAAGAAGTCAATAGACCCGCATTTTGATTGCGATGTATGTGAATGTGTTTTGTGTAGCCGTTGTGAGAAGTGCGATGTTCGCCTTTGTCGCAACTGCGATGAACGTTCTATGTTCTTGAGTTGGTTTGAGAAAGATGGAATAGAGAAACCAGATGTGTATTGGTGTGAGAGATGTATAAAAAAGCATAAGAAGCTCAAAACAAACCCGACATCTGTTGAATATTGAATACTATGGAAGGCGCAAGAGGTATCGGGGGGGGTCCAACAACTGCTGGTTGTTTCTGAAAAAAAACGGTATTAACGTCAGCGTTTGCTCCAAGTCCTATCGTGCTACCATCACCGCAAGAAAAATAATACTCTTTGAATATATTTGCGTAGGGATTGGTAGCCAGTGTTCCAAGTCTGACTTCAGTATTCGTATCATCAACTGCTACACCATCCAATATCAAATATACATTTACGATTGCGTCGCTGAGCGGACTATTGTTAAATAAAGAAACACTATACGAAACTTTATACACTGCCTTTACCGCTAATACAATATTCGTATCACCAAAGCCAAAACCCACTCCAATATTGGGAGTGGCTATTCCTTTGGTAGAAAAAAAAGGCTTGTATTCTACGAAAGGACCTGATATGTTGTTGGTGGTATCAGCCAAGAATGTGCCATATTGTAGTTGATATATTGGAAAGGCAATCGCCATTTGAATATCATTACCCGCAAGAGTAAAGGTCGCCTCTCCAGATGACATAGTTAGAGCGCCAGTTCCACCTACCAATGAACTAACCCCTCCACCACCTCCAGAAGGAAGCACACTCCAATCCGTGCCGATACTTGAAGTCGGGATTACATCACGATTTGCGGTAAGAGCTTGGTAAGCAATAGTGTTATACTCTGCTATTCCACCTACTTGATAATACACGAAATCAGCCCAAGTGGAGTAGGACATCTTATCTATACCCTATGATGAGATTTTTATTAGTTTAATACATAACGAACACCACTTGTTTGTGTGTAAGGATTGTTTCCAGTTGTGTAGCCCATAGATAACACACGCAATAGAGGACCAACCGTCCAACTGGGAGCAACTCCACTAATACCAGTAAGGTTCATAGAAAGAATGGGTTGAGAAGCGTATGCTGATGGTTGTGGAGAAATAGCAATCCAGTTAGCAAGATTAGGCACACCAGTAGCAGAAACGGGAGGTTGATTTGTAGAGTTGATAACCGCCGTATAGAAGATGCCGTTTGGATTTCCACCAAAGCCAGAAAAGATACACGTCTGACCCGCTAAAAAGGCAGTAGCACCAGTCCAAGTTATAAAGTTAGTTGATGCGTCTGGATTGAAAGCAATCACGCAGTTCTGAAGAGGAATGTGATGAATGTCAGTGTAGAGGTCGTAAGGGTCTCGCAAACCCCAGTCTTGTCTATCTGGTTGTCCTACACCCGTTTGATTTGTTATGCGTGGAGCATCATACGCATACAATAGATATGTATATCCAGCATAGAGATTTGTTCCAGACTGACCGTTGTTTTGCCCTTGAGCGTTTGAATAAGCCCATCGTGTGTTGAAAAACCCACTTGTTGGTGGATTAGCATCATCAAACGAATATAGATTGAGTGCTACAACTCCAGCCGTATAAATATTGGTATTTACTGCTGGTTGAACTAAAGCCCAAACGCTTTGTATCCGCTCTTGTGCTGGATTAACACTATATTTCGTATAAGGCAATGAGGCTGATGGAGCACCAAATCGTGGATTATACATATACCAGTTGAACCCAGCATTACCAACTGGCTTTGTGTATAACCAACAAAGCGTTCCCTCTGGAGTTGTAGAAGAAGTAGGTGGTGTAGCATCTGGCACAATCGCAGTTGCTGGTGTTCCAGTATTATTTGATGCTAACTCTATCGTATCAGATGAATGTGGAAGAGCTGGGATAATACCGAGTTTGTTTTGTAGTCCTTCTAAATCAAAAGAAGTTGGAGTAGCAGCCGTTTGTAGTTCTATATCATTTGCGTTTAGTGTAATCGTAATAGAAGCATCTGGGCTTGTTAGAACAAGAGCACCAGCCAGACTATTCAACGAACTAACACCTCCACCACCAGAAGGAAGCACATTCCAATCCACACCTATACTTGAAGTCGGGATTACATTACGATTTTGTTGAAGGGCTTCATAAGCAATAGTATTATATTCTGCTATTCCACCTACTTGATAATACACAAAATCAGCCCACGTAGAGTAGGACATCTTATCTATACATTATTCACATATTTTTTCTATTGTAGTAATCAAGCGCTCTATGTATTCCATTTGCTTTCTTATAGCATCACACAAGCCTTCAGCACGACCTTCGGAACTACATAGTATCGCTTGAAGTTCCAAATGTATAGTTGTCAAACTCTCTATCATCTTTTCTGGGTTTATACGAGGCATCTACTACTGGTTAAGAACTCTTGCGTGGTGTAAAGACACCAACCATTGTGGATAATGTTTATAGAGACAAACCCATCTCCCCATTTTTTTCAAGTCTCGGCAATCGTCCTTTGAGAGACCGATGTGGGTCTTGAGGAGATAGGAGAGGGCGTGGAACGAGGTTGCCATTGGATATACGACGATGTGGGTTGCTTCGTTGAGGAGCAAGCGGGTCTTCTTGTAGTTGGTAAGGTAATGCGAGAGGCAAAGCATAGTAGTATTGGTGTGGCGACCCATCGTAGCCAAGTCATCTATTAACTTATGGACTACTTTTTCTGCGGGACCCGTGAAAGTATCATAGTCATCAAAAATCACACAACAATCCTTGAACTCATCTAACTCTGGGAAATCATCAATAAGCGTTTGAATGTTAATACGTTTGGGAGCTGGTTTCATTGTATCCAGAGTGCTATCCTCACCCAGTTTGGAAATCAAATAGATTTCACGAGAAGGGTGTAGTTTCTTATACATCTCAGCAATCCCTTTGGCAATGTATGATTTGCCAGAACCACTTGCTCCAGCGATATACCAGACTTCTCGCTTTGTTGGGTCGGGAGAAGGGACTAACTGGAACTGGCTATCATCTGGAAGATTAATAGAAGTGTCTTTGGCTTCATCGGATAAGATGCGGTCGTAGAGTTGTTTGCCTAATGATGTTTCTCCAACGAGTTGCTCGGACGCAAGACCTTTCTGCCGTGCTTCAGCAAGTCGGTTCAACATCTTCACTCGCTCTGCGGGTTTCACATCTCTGAGTTCTGTTTCGTATTTGGTGGCGTTAATCTCGGTTTTCTTACCCTTATAACCCTTCTTGCCTTCTTCTCCTTCGTGTAGATAGAGGACTTTACCATCGTCGTCGCCTCCCTTTACCAACGCAATAGGTTTGGCTCCTTTGGACTTATCAAAGGACAAAGAGGGCATTATACTTATATGGGATATTTTTTCAGAAAGGTGAAAATACTAATCGGAATAGGTATGATAGGATAGTTGATATCTCTCCTATCATATATATTGATATTACTGGCAGTTATGGAACTGTTTCCACATACTTCTTGAGTTCGTTGTGGGTCATCTTAGGATTAGCGAAGTGGGCTTTATCGTATTCTGGAGCGACCTCAGTATCATACACATCACTGAACTGCTTTGTGTTGGTTCTGGGTGATACATTTGGAATGGTATCACCCCAGACAACTCGTCGCATCATAACTCTTGTTTGTCCTTCGTGTCCCGCATCAAGTTCTCTGGGTGGTTGTCCTTGTAGGGTGGGTGCTTTCTTATAGAGTTCATCTGCTATTACTCTGTATCCCAGTGATGTTGCGGGTGCTCTATACGCATAGAAGTGAGCTGCGTTCTTCAGTTCTGATGCTAACCTATTCGCAATACTGGTTTTCTGTGCTTGTGAGCGTGATTGATTACTTCTTGGAGGTAGGTTGCCGATGTCTATCTCTGCTCCTCCTTCATAACCCCAACCCCGTAGTTCCCTTTCTTTATTAACAATATCTTTATTGAACTGGTTGTTCTTTAGATTTATATCTAAACCATCTTCATCAATCTCCTCTTGTGTTATGTTATTTTGAACCCAATCCAGTTCTGTCATATAGTTATTACTAAGTCCCGTTAGATGTGCTCGTTTCATTACTGGAGCATCACTGAGTTTCCTATCCTTCTTCTTATTCTTTTCATTATAATATGCGTTTGCTGCGTTGGTATAAAGTTTGCTATGTTTTTCTATAGCCAGTTTCTTATTGGCTAATCTACTACGCTCAGCCAATGCCCTTTCTCTTCCTCTTTCGGCACCCCAATCTTTATAATCACCAACTATCGCATCTGCTTTTCCATTACCATATTTTGGCTGACCCGTATTGGGCGATGGGGAACTATTCGGCGATAATGATGGTTGTGGTGATATTCTGGGAGAACTATGTGGTGATGATAATAGTGGTCGTGATATTCTTAACACGGGTCTTCTATTAGCCTCTGCTTCTTCTCTTTGTCTCCGAGCCATACGGGCAATACGCTTATCACCAGTGGGGTCAAGGCGTTGATTGCGAGCGAGTGATTGTCTTCTTACGACTTGATGTGCGACTTCTCTTATAGCGTGATTGGGACTACTTAGCCCTTTTTGATTAATACATTCATTGAACCAATCACATAGCCCAGCGCCCTCTACATCTTCCTCTTTTCCACACCCTCTCTTGAGCTGGGGTGCGTTCATCATAGCATTCTCCAGTAGTTCCAGTTGTGCGTTCAGTTCATTCAATCTCTGCTCTCCAACAGTTCCAGCCCATTCCTCTTCTCCAAACATTCCTATAGTTGCTACACGATTGCTTTCCATCATATCCCTTTGACGCTTAATCTTCTTGTATTCACCAATGAGTTTCTTTTGTGCTTCAGTTGGTGGAGTATCACACTTCTTACCTTTTCTCGGAGGCGGAGGTGGCGGAGGGGCTGACGCACTGATAGCCATAGTTCTTCCACCACGCAACTTCTTGGTGTTATCGGTTAGTGATGTCTGAATGAGTTTCTCTATCTGCTGGAGATGTGATAGAAGTTGTGGTCTGGATGTTGTCTTCATAGCAGAGTTGATGTGTCCTAATAAGGTATGTTCTGTCTTCAAGAAATCGGGTAATGAATACACATTCGCCATTCTTGCTTTGAACTGGTCTATTTCATAACGAACCTTATCCAATGGAACATTCTGCTTATCCTCCAAAAGAGTAATGAGAGTTCCAACATCACTCAATAGAGAATAGATACGACCCAAATCAGAGTTTAGAACTGGTGTTAATGATTTGAGCGTCTTATCATCACCACGAAACTTCGCAAGAGCATACTCACGCTTTAGAACTTTGAATGGATTGTTCTCTGCTTTGTAGAATATAATATCTTCACTCAGAGATTGTCCTATGTCTTCAAAGGATGGATTGAGTGTCTTTCCATCACAATGAAACTCATAGATAATAGAGAAATCAGTATATCTATTATTCTGAACGAGACCTATTGTATCCAGTTTGGTTATAACGGGTGATGAGAATGCTTCTTGTAGAGTAATGCGCTTGCCACGCTCAACCTTTGACCCATTCAAGACTTCTGGAACCGACCAACGTATAATGTGGAACTTCAACTTCTTACGAGCAATCAAGAACTCTTGTGGCGATGGACTATCTTTCAGTAGTTCTTCAGACGACCGCTTCTCTCCCTCCGTAATCACCTTTTCCTTATAAAGTTCATCAATCTTCGCTTTACTCTGAACCGCATTATAACCAACAATCTTTCCATCAACCAATCCAGCTTCAAGTGGTATTACTCTCCATTCCTCCACTGAACCAGCTTTGATATCTCCAATAAACACATTCGGCATTCCACGAAGGTTTTTGATGACTGATTGGAACTCTGACGCAAGGTCATCCAATACTTTATCAACATTACCTTTGCGACTTACTATTTCAAAGGCATCATAATCTCCAGCATATTGTTGCGAGCGTAGCGACATTGAACCAAGAACCTTTACATCTTTACCTCCACTGAATGACATAGCATCTAATATAGCCATCGCATCGGAAGGGTAGTTCTCTGGATATGACTTTGTCCGTGCTTCATTCAGCATCTTCTATATACTACCCAGATATTATTTACCAGCTAAACCCAGACGCTTTATGAAGTTCTTTCTAATATTGACGAGCGATGAACCAGCATACACCCGTATTTTGCTTCCATTAATCCCACCACTTGCGTTTATTTTATTTGCGAGTGCCTCAAACTCTTCACGAGATTTTGGGAGTTGTGATTGCTTTGTGGGAAGTGATGGTGCGGATGGTGCTCTGGCACTTGATGATTTGGATGACTTAGTTGATGTAGCATCCTCGTTTTCAGCAATGAACTCGTCAAACATATCAATACCGTCTTCTCTATTTTGTTTCATACCAGCAACAATCTGTTTTGTCGTAAGACCCCTCTTTTCTAAGTCAGCAACGATTGTGGCAACTGTTCCATAATAACCACCACCACCATCACCCAACGCATTTTCAATGGCTTCACCATAGTTCTCATCTATATCCTTCTTCGCCTTCTTTCTGGATTGTCCGTCATTAACATACGCATCTATTATTAGTTTTTTGAGGTTGCTATCTATCTGTGTTGATACTGCCATTGCTTCCACCGTTTTCGGGTTCTTATACCTCTTACCAGACATACCACTTTCCTTTGTGCTTTCTGATGACGTAGAAGATGGAAGAGCAATAGAAGAGATAGTAGATGCTGGAACCCTTCTATACTCATCTCCAACATCAAGATTGAACCCTTGTGTATCTGGGTCAAATCTCCCACGCACACTTTCAGACGCAGCTTGTGAAGAAGCCGAAGAGGTTTCACGATTGCGATGTCCTCTGCGTTGGTCTGATACAACAGATGCTGGAGCACCGATACTCTGTTGTTCTGCTTCACCAAAGTATTCATCTTCACCACGACCATTACGAGGGAAATACATACCAGAGTTGAAACCAAATACTTGGCGTTCATCCAAATCAAAATCACGAGATGAAGGATTTACACCAGTTTCATTATCGTGTGCCTCATTCTCACGAGGACCCGCTGGTCTATCAAAGTCTCCATCATCATCATCATCTTCTTCATCCATATCACCCGTGCGGAACCGTTGTCCTTGTTGGGCGGTGAATAATCCATCACGCTGAGCTTGTGAAAGGAGACCACTATCATTGGCATCAGAAGCATACTTCAACATCTTTGAGAAGCCAAGAGAGGATACTAAGTTCTTTGATAGAGCAACACGCTCGGGGTTTGAAAGGTTCTCACCTTGTTCTTGTGATAAAACCGTCTGGACTTCTTGCTGACCCGATAGAGGATTAAACTTTGTTTCTTGGCGTTGGACTGGAGCACCCGCAATCATACGTGTTAGATATACATTCAACTTCGTAAAGAGGACTTGGAGAGATAATGCGGTTTCACGAGCAGATGCGGTCAATCCAGCACTCTCTTGTTCGTCATCTAACATTCCATTCAGTAGTTCCAAGATGTTCTGAACCTTTGCTTGTGTATCCTCTACAAAATCAGAGTTGGCTTCTGGTGTCATACGGAAGATGAGACCAAGAGCACGAGAAGCGGTAGTAAGGTCATACTTATCCAGTTTGGTAGAAGGGTCGCCACCCGTTCCTTGAATGAGAGCATCTTGGACGCTTTGTAAGAGTAAGTTGAGTTCAATAGATGGAGATACGGCAGAAGGAGCGATAGATTGTGTAGAAAAGCCAGTAGATGTAGGCATAGCTCCAGATGTGAAATCTGCTGCTGCCGTTGCGATGTCATTGAGTTGTCTTACTCTATCACGGAGCACTGCTATGCCGTGTGCTTGACCTTGTGCTGAACGCAGAACACCACCAGTATAACTGGACGTATAATCGCCACCTCCAGAATAGTAGAAAGGTGCGTCTGAGTGCGTTTGACGACCAGATGATGTGAATAAAGCA